GCCTCCGATGCTGGAGTGTCAGTCCCAGACTATTGTGCCTCCTACGGCATCACAGTCATGGTGGTCGGTTCGACCCTGCAGGTGGTCAAGGACTCCGTTGATGTCCCAAAGTGACCTCACCTTTGGCGATGTACTCAGTGGCCTCCACGAGGGTAAGTCCTACCGTCGAAGCGACTGGGGTCAGCGCAGGATTTACCTTGTACCAGGCAGTACGTTTAGCACTCCGCGCCCGCCGCTTTCTGACCATGTCGGAGAAGGCGCTGAGGTTTATTACAAACCGCACATCGATATGCTCGGCCTCTTCAATGTTGCCGCAGTCTGGAATCCTACGACGGACGATGTGTTAGCTACTGATTGGGAGGAAGTATGATGGGCGTAGAGCTGGTTGTATCTTTGGTATGTGTCTCGCTGCCTTTCATGGTGTTATGTCTGCGGATGTTCTGGTTAGACCGTAAGGATATTTCATGGGACACATCGCGCTCATCCTAATCTCAGCCATCATAACCATCAGCGGCACCATCGTGCTTGCTGCCCTTGGCCTCACCTTCGCGGGTGGAGTCATTCTCCAAGCCATCACTGGCGAATAACAACAGCGGGGTCGAGCAGTCTGGTCAGCTCGTCGGTCTCATGAGCCGATTGTCGTGGGTTCAAATCCCACCCCCGCTACCACTTTGGTAAGGCACTTTTCATTGGCGAGAATCGCAGACTGTAAATCTGTTGCCTCACGGCTGTGATGGTTCGACTCCATCCCTTACCACCACACAACCGCCCCTATCGTTAGCTCGGTAGGCCTTACGCATGGTTACGGCTGTGCGTTTCTCGGAATGTAGCTCAGTCTGGTAGAGCACTCGCTTTGGGAGCGAGGGGCCGCAGGTTCAAGTCCTGCCATTCCGACCAAATTACCGACGCATAGTTCAACGATAGAACACCCGGCTCTGAACCGGGAGGTTGGAGGTTTGATTCCTTCTGCGTCTGCCAAATGAGGCCTCTCACGGTTCTTGCAAGGCCGCTTCGACGGCGGCTCGCTGCACCCGCACCCAGAGAGGTCGCCCTATTAACTCTTAAAGGACTCAGGATGACTGACTCCCCCGCTAAGATTAGCAAACGCTTTGAGACTCCCATACTGGACTCTCTGAAGCCCCAGCACCGGGAACTGGTGAAGCACTACGTCATGCTGCTCGACAAATACGAAGCAGCGAAGGCGGCAGGGTACAAGGACAACAACAATACGCTCCACAAGAAAGTGGACGAGTTGTTCCACAATCCGAAGATTGTCGCCGCGATTGACGAACTGCTGGATACCAAGCTGGAGCAGCTGGATGCTGGCCGAGCGGCGGTCTGTACCCGCCTGATGAACCAATCCTTGGCAAGCATCTCTGATGTAGCCAAGCGTGTTCAGCACGAGAACGGCTTCGGTAAGAAGACCGAGTCACGCTGGATGTGGCAACCGAAGGACCTTGATGAAATCGAACCTCGATTCCACTGTGCGGTCAGCTTCCTGACGGAGAACCGTGACGGGACCTTCGGCTGGGACAATATGTCTCAGCACCGAGCTACAGTTCAACTATCCAAACTCATGATGTGGGACCAGAGCATTCTGGACCAGAACCCTGCCTTGGTATTCAACTTTGGAAACATCCAACAGGACGAATACGAGCCGCCTTCGAAAGGCGTTGATATGTCAGCCGTCGAAGACACTGACGATGAGGTCACACAACTAACCCACTAGAGGAAAACCATGAGCCTGGATACGTTGACGGTGAACTATGTGCCGTCTCCGACCGGCGTCAAGTTCCATAATTCTCACGCTGATATTCGCATTGTCCTCGGTAACGTCGGTAGTGGTAAGTCCACTATGATGATTATCGAGCTTATCAAGATGGCAATGCTTCAGCGGCCCGATAAGAATAATGAGCGGACTACCAAATGGGTAATCGTCCGTGAGACATACCCTCAGCTTCTCGAAACGACCTACGCTTCGTTCAAGCTGTGGCTTAAGCCAAATAATACGACCCGGCGCTATACCCAAAGCGCTCCCATGAAGATTAAGTGGACTGACAAGCTCGCTGACGGCACTCGGATGAATGCCGAGTTCATCTTCATGGCAGTCGCCAAGCCTGAAGACTATGAGAACCTGAAGTCTTTGGAACTGACCGGCGGCTTCATCAACGAATGCGGAGTGATGGACAAAGAGATTGTCTCTGCTGTCTATTCCCGCTGCGGACGTTATCCGGCACCAGTTGACGCTATCGATGAGAACAACCCTATCACAAGGGTAAGTCTCATCATGGACACCAACCCTCCAGAAGAGGATTCGTGGGTCCAGAAAATCGAAGAGAACACTCCAATGGGATGGGCTTTCTTTCGTCAACCGGGAGCTGTGATACGTGACCCCTCTGAGGACTGTGGCTACAGGCTCAACCCTAAGGGGGAGAACTTCAAGTACATCGGCATTGGCCCTAAACGGTACTACCTAGACCGCATCTCAACGATGACCCCTGAGCAAGTCAAAGTGCTTTTCGAAGGGGAGTACGGTGTAACCAGTTCCGGTAAGGCCGTGTACAAAAGACAATGGGACCACGACTACCATATTGCCAAGACCGGCTTACGCGCTATCAAGGGCCTTCCGATTATTCTCGGATGGGACTGGGGTAAGGGCGGTGAGTCTTGCATTATTGGACAAGTGGTCAAATCTGGTCAGCTCAGGATTCTTCAGGAGTTCTACGGGGACAACATCGGCCTGCGCGAGTTTGCGGAGGACTTCGTACGTCCTTACCTGGAGGAACACTTTGGGCCTAAGACCCTAGAGGAAGGCGAGAAGCCGTGGCAGATTCTGTCTATCGGTGACCCGGCAGGGCTTTCAAGTCATGGATTGGCTGAGAAATCCCGCAACTACTTTCACGTCCTCAATGACGAGACGGTAGGGGTCTTCCGAGACTGGTTCACTACAGCTCCGGCTCCCAGCAATCACATCGAGCTGCGTCTCAATGCAGTTCGCTATTTCCTCACCAAGAAAACCAACACCGGGTTGCCTCTCTTTCAGATTGACAAAGGCAACAAGCTGCTAATCAAAGGCTTCAACCAGAGCTACGAGTACGAGCGAAAGCAGGTGACCGGCAGGGCGCAGTACAAGGATGTTCCTTGTAAGTCCGCTGAATCTCACCCGCATGATGCTTTGCAGTATCTCTGTTTGTTCGCTCATCCCGATTACGAGCAGCTTAAGAAGCACACCGAGTTTGTTACCCGGACTCAAGTCAAAACTATCAAGAATGTAGACGCAACCAACTATGCCTAAAACTGAAGCATCATCTTTTGATGACGAGTGGAAGGACGAAGAAGATAATACACCTGACCCCAAGGATACGGCCCGCTCACAGCTAGCGCTCGATGCTATGCAATACGTGAACGAGTCAATCCGCGACAGGAATGCTTCGACGTTCTCCAACGAAATTAAACGTGCGTACAGTCTGTATAACGCTGTATCAATCGACCCGGCGGAAGACCTGCTGGAGAATTTCGAAGGGACGCGCACTGCGGTGAAGGACGGCTCAAAAGTCGTTCAGAACATCGTAAGGCAAATCACCAATGATGGTGCCAGCCAGCTGGGCGATATGCTGTTCCCTGTTGACACAGAGAACTGGGGAATCAACCCGCTCTACCCTGCGAAGCCGCCGCTGGACATCCAGCATGAGCAAGCAGCAGGCCCTGACGGCGAGCCGCTCACCCAGCAAGGACAGGATGCCGAAGGCACGCCCGTCGAAGAGCCTGTCACACACCTGCAGGCTTGGAAGGCCCGGCGAGTAGCGCTGGACCATCGTGTAGGCCGGATGCGGACCAAAATCCGCAACACTCTGGAAAATGCGAAGTTCGGTAAGCTCGGCCGTCAGCTGATTCACGACGCTGCCATCTCCGGCACTGCCGTGTTGAAAGGTCCTTTCGTGGACTACAGCAAGTCCCGCCGTTGGTCTAAGAATGGCGAGAAGTACGAGCTGGGTACTGAGAAGAACCGTATGCCGGGCTTCAAGGTGGTCGGAGTGTTGGACTTCCTGCCTGAGATGGCTGCGGAAGACCCTGACTCTATCTCGTATGCGTCTGTCCGTGAGTGGTATCTGAAGCGTAACCTGCGGGGCCTTAAGCGCTCTGGTAAGTATGACCGGAAAGCAATTGACCGGCTACTGCAGCGAAGGCCTCGATACTCAGGGGAAGGTGCTGAGGATACTCGGACCGAAAGGCTGAGCCTGAAAGACGCCTCCCTGGTTGAGAAGCTCTATGAGAATCGCTACGAAGTCTTCGAGACTTGGGGTGAGTTCTCCGTGCGCTTGCTACGAGAGGCAGGCGTTCGCAAAATCGATGAGGATTTGTCAGACGACGATACGCTGACGGCCTGCGTGATTCACTGTGATGGTGAGTACCTGAAAGGCTTCCTCAACCCACACCCTTCAGATGACCTGCCGTTCCATATCTGGAACTGGGACAGAGACCCTTCCTCTATCTTTGGTAAGGGCATTCCGATTCTCGCTGAGAATAGCCAGCTGATTTACAACGCAGTATGGCGAATGATTCTGGACCACGGTGGTCTCTCAGCTGTGCCTATGTACGGCATGGTGAAGGATAAGGTAGAACCAGCAACAGGCGACAAGTCAGACTTCTCCCTACGGGGCGGTAAGGGCTGGCTCATCAAGTCTGAGATGTTCAACCTGCCGGATGGCACAAAAGGTAGTCCGTTCGAGGTCTACGACATTCCAGTCCACCTCGACCAGTTCTTCGCCATTATGGAGAAGGCTGAGGAAGACGCCTACAAGCTGACCGGCGTGACTCGTATCGATAAGAACGAGCCGGGTGTTGATAACGCTCCAGTCACTCTGGGCGCTACTCAAATCTACCAGAACAACGCTTCGAGCGCTCGACGTCGCCAGGTAAGAGACTTTGACGATGTCGTAACCAAGAGCGCTCTCACTCTGCTGTACGACTGGCTGATGGCATATGAGAAAGATTCTGACTCCAAAGGTCCGATGGAAATCGAACCGAAGGGCAGCTCTGTCCTCATGCAGCGCGAAGTCAATACGCAGAACCTCATGCAGCTTTACCAGATTACCGTCAACGGCTCAGCCGAAGGCGCGAAGCCTGTGGAGATGCTACGAGAAATTCAGACAGGCATGCAGTTCCCAGATGGTAAGTTCATTGAGACTGCCGACGAGACAGCTGCCCGTCGTGAGCGCGAGGCCGAGAACCCGCCGATTCCGCCAGAGATTTCTATCCAACAGGAAGAACTCGCGTGGACTCGTGAAAAGGGCGAGGCTGATGTCGAAATCAACTTCATGCTTGCTGAGATTAAGAAGGTGGAAGCCTTCGGTAAGGCTGAGCAGTCCCGTATTGACGGGGAGCGTCTCCACTATCGTGAGATGCTGAAGCTTGAGCAGATGACAGAACAAGCGTTCAATAAGAATATGGCGGACCTCCAGAAGGCTCAGGAAAAACTGCAAGGTGACCTGATGACCAAGATGGAAGACATCCGTACTAAGCGCGACATTGCAGCAGGCGAGCAGCTGACGAAAGAAGCAACGACCGATAAGGACGCCAAGCTTCTGACGGCAATCGCCAAGAAGAAAGATGCCGACACCAAAGAGAAGGAGCTTACCTCCAAGCTCTCTGGTCAAATCAAAGAAGGCATCTGATGCGGCTGCGTGAAGCGCATGACCTCCACGATGAGGTACAGGAACTCGCGGAGAAGCTGGGGGATGAGATTCTGAACCCAGCCCTCCCTGAGGGCCAAACGAACATCAAAAGGTGGCAACGCCACACCCTTCTCTCCGTCCTTCAATACCTGGAAGGCGGTTCAGAGATAAATCTAAACCCCTAATCGGAACTGCAATAGCACTTCCAAAACCTACTGGCACCAGTTGAGGTGGCAGAACCCTTCCGCTCGTCTGCATTGGCCGCAGCGACCGGCAGGCACAGAGGAACTCGGAAATATATGACTCAACAAGTAAATGGGACCACCCAAAACGAGAACGAACTCTCCGACGAAGAGCTGTTTGACCTTGAGTGGGAAGACGAAGGTGAGGACGCGAACTCATCTCCGAAATCCGACGAAGGCGAGGACACTACTGAGACGGACGGTTCAGAACCTGAGGGTGACGAAAAAGCCGCAGACAAAGACACCGCATCGGAGTCTGAGGTTCCAGCTGATAAGGATGGTCAGTCCCCCGGCCAGTCTGACGGAAACCCTGCGGAGGGTATGACGGACGACATCTGGGCGACAGCAACCCCCGCGCAGAAGGAAGCCTTCCTCAAGGCTCAAAATGATTTCCGAGCCATGAAAGGCCGACACCAATCCTCCGAAAAGGAGAAGTCGGACCTCCAGAAGGAACTGGAAAAAGCACAACGCTCTCTCTCTGAGGCTACGCGAGAGAAGGGCGTCTTTGAAACGGAGAATCCTGAACTCTTTGCAGAGCTGATGTCCGCAGTGGACACCCGGCTCCCCAAGGAACAGGAAACTCAAGCGGAACAGCCTGATAGTGATGGCGGGGACTTGGACCTCAAGCCCGTGTTTAAGGCTCACCCTGATGCTTCTGACGTTGTTGCGTCGGAAGAGTGGGCTGAGTTCCAGAACAACATGACTGTACAGGAAACCGCGCTCTTCCAATCGGAAGACCCTTTCGACTTCATTCAGCTGATGACCGATTTCAAGGTCAAGCAGGCATTGGCGAAGGCCGCTGCTTCTAAGCAGGAAAATGAGACAGATGACCCCTTGGACGATGCAGCTACTGTATCTCGAGGCGGCTCCAGTGTTCCCAGCAAGAAGCCTACGGTCCTGAACGACCAAGATGCCTTCGACGCTGAATGGGACGACGATTAACAACCACACCTCAACTTAAAGGATTAAGTTATGTCTAACGGATACGGTGACATCTCCGGCCAGCAGGCCGCGAAGTACGCCAAAGAAGCTCTGCGTCACGCCGAGCCTTTCATTGTTCTGGGTAAAGGCGCGAAGCTGACTACCCACCCCAAGAAATCCACCAAGAGCCACAAGTGGCGTCGTGTGATTCCTTACGCTGCTGCGACTACCCCTCTGACCGAAGGCACCGCGCCTTCCGGTACTGATTTCCGCTACGAGGAAGTCACAGCTACTCTGCTGCAGTACGGCGGTTATACCCCGATTACTGACCAGCTGGTCGATATGCACGAAGCTCCTGTGCTGGATGACATCAACATCCAGAACGCTGAGCAGGCTGCTCGCACCAAGGAAGCCCTGATGTGGGGTGTACTGGGTGCCGCGACCAATATCGTCTACGCTGACGAGGCCTCTTCCCTGGCAACTGTTGACTCTCCGTTGACCAAGTCTGAACAGGCCATCGCCGTTCGCTTGCTGGAGCGCAACAAGGCTCGGAAGTTCACTCAGATTGTGAAGGGTGGTAAGAACATTTCCACCACTCCGGTCGAGGCCGCTTTCCTCGCCTTCTGTCATACCGATGTGAAGAACGACATCCGCAAGATGGAAAACTTCACCCCGGTTGCCAAGTACGGCTCTATGAAGCCTATCTCTCCGCACGAGTTCGGTGCTGTGGACGACGTCCGCTACATCTGCTCTCCCGATCTGGATGCCGATCTGGATGCCGGTGAAGCGCTGGCGACTACCGCCGGTAACATCTCCAACGGCGGTACTGACGCTGACGTTTACACCACTATCTACTGTGGTATGGACGCCTACGCTCAGGTCCAGCTGGCCGGTAAGGGTGCCTTCACTCCTATCGTCCGCATGGTCGGTACTCCGTCTGCATCCGACCCGTTGGGTCAGACCGGCTCTATGGGCTGGAAGACTTACTCCGACGAGCTGATTCTGAATCAGGACTGGATTGTCGCTGTGAAGCACACCGTCACTGAAGCTGTAACTTTCGCCTAATCGGTAGGTAATACCTGAAGGGGGTCATATGGCCCCCTTTAACTTTTCATTCATAGAGGAAAACAGTTTATGGCGAAGAACACGCCCGAGCTTACGAAGACAACTATCTTCGACGCATCTACTGCGGAAATTGTAGCGTTCGCTGAGAAGTTTGCTGGCCTGGAATTTAATGAAGGTGCCGACCGCTCTTGGATTATCGAGCAAGTCTTCGAGGCCATGGAGTGGGATGCTTATCGACCCGAAGAGGACGCAACCCACGTCGAAGTCATGCTGGCGAAGACCAAGGACAACAAGCACCCATACCGTGGAGGCTTCAACGGCCGCTCGTTCAGTATCAAGCGCGGTGAGAATGTAACCATCCCTATCGGTTACTACAACACAATGATTGACGCCGCTTCACGCGCATACACTCTCGAGTGTATTGGTAAAGGCGAGGAAGTCAAAGAAGGCTCCCCAGCCTCCCGGCGCCTCCCTGTCGGCGCTCTGGATATTTCCGTAAAGCGCTTCATCAACAAAGGCAAGCCTGCCGAACCGGCAAAGCCTGCCCCGAAAGAAAAAGCCAAAGAGGATAGTTAATGGATAAACTCGGCCTGACCAACGCCTTTCTCATCGAGACTGGCGCTGATGATGTCACTGCTGCACTGGAAGGAGCGGGCGACGACATTACGCAAGCTGCCCATTGGATTGTTACGTCCTGGGAATCATTCCAGCGCGACCGGCAGTGGCCTTTCCGTCGGGCCGAGGGTTCCATCAACGTAGTGAATGGGCAGACGTCCTACGACTGGGACTCGCTGTCATTGGAAGATGGCGACATCATTCTGCCCCATTCATTCTATAACTCGAGCGGCTCCATTGAGCAGCTTCAGTACTACCCGCTGCGGGCCTTGCGAAGGGCTGGCGGCAGTGTAGACGACTCTAGGGTGTCTAAAGTAGCAGTACGTTCCGGCTACTTGGAGACGTATCCCGATGTCGCCACTACGCAGGCTTTGGAGTTCGACTATCTCAAAGGCGTCCAGACGCTGGTAGAAGACACGGACGTCCCGTACGGCCTGCCATCAGATTTCCACATGCTTATCGTCCACCGGGCTGTTTCCAAATATGGAGCGCTTATCGGCGGGGCGGAAGGCGCAAACCTGTACAAGCACCACGGTGCTGAGTACCGCAAGATTAAACAGGAATACCTGCTCTATGCAGGCATCGATGACGAAGAAGACATTCCTGCCACCACACACACTCTCCTTTAGGATTCCGCATGCCTGAAAAGTATTACCCTCTGAAGGGCGGCTTGAACTTGTCCGCCAGTCCGCTGGAAGTCTTTCCAGGTAACATCTTCGACTCCCTGAATTACTTCGAGAGCACTCTGGGCGGTTACGAGCGCATTGCCGGTAACGAGAAGTTCGACGGCAAGCTCGCGCCAAGTGAGGATTACTACTGGGTCGCCCGGTTTGACAGCTGGGACACCAAGGTCACCGACATCAGCGCGGGCGACGACATCACAGTGGACGGCACTCTTTCCATGCACGTCTTGGCGGTAGATGACTCCGCCGAGACGGATACTCTCATCGCTCATGTATGCCAGCTGACAGGCGACATCCCCGGCGACCTCGACACTACCCCTCTCGACTGGGACGGTGTGTCCAGCTTGGTGTCAATCACACCGCGTGATTCCGAGGACGACGACGAGGATGAGTTCTATCTGGAAGCTGCGTGGGATTATACCCGTAGCCAGATCGACCCAGTACCCGGCGACGGGGATTCAGTCGGAATCATTCAGATTGACGATACCGTAGTCGCCTTCCGCAACGATGGCACTACGCCGAAGCTTTATTACTCATCCGCCTCAGGCTGGGTCGAAGGGAAAATCGGCCGGGTCGCGGAGATTACCTCCTACACAGCTGACTCAATCCTGCCCGGGGAGACCATCGACGGCGGCGACTTCGAAGTAGCTGCTGTGTGCGAATGGCTCGATGACGACCTCGTGCCTGACAATACGAAAGCGTGGCTCGTGCTTATTCCTCTGGATACAGCAACGGCCCCGGCTACCGGCGCGAACACTGCGTCCGGCGGGGCGTCGTTCACAATCGCTTCGGTCATTCAGCCTATCGACTCGTTCGGAGACGGCTGGGAGTACCAGAACTACAACTTCCTGTCGCATCCTGAGGCTCTGGCTTCATGGATTGCTGATGGTAAGAACGTACTGATGAGCTACTCGGCAGAGCATAAATGCCTGCTGCCCATCTCCCCTGACTTCAACCACCTGTCCGGCCAAAAGGCGACAGAGGTGCGTGTGCAGGATGACATGCTCATGTACGCCACTGGGGAAGGTACGTTCAATATCTCCGAGCCGGGCCTGCCATTCAACTTCAGCGGCGTCTATGGTGCGTCAAACATCGGCGTAGGTGACTTCATCACCGGCATGTCCGAAGCAGACAGCGATGCTCTGATTGTATTCACACAACGCGGAGCCAAAAAGCTTTACGGCAGCTCTGCTGACGACTGGCAGTTCAAACACGCTGCGAGTAACGTAGGCGCAGAGCCTCATGGCACTCAAAAGATTGACGACATCTTCACGTTCTCCAAGCGAGGCATCACGTCTCTCTTGAGGTCAGAGCGCGAGGGCGGCTATACCGGCGGGGCTATCAGTACTCACATACAGAAGCTGATGAAGACTCTGGGCACGTCCATGACATGCTCGACGGCCATCACTTCGAAGGAGCAAGTCCGCTGGTACTTCACCAACAAGACTTGGCTGATGATGACCCGAGTACCGACTGAGGAAGGCTACTCCTACAGCTTCACCCAAGGCTACGACCCGAACAAAGTCGTCCGCCAGGTAAGCACAGAGGTGTGGTCAGATGGCGCCGAGCGCACGTTCTTCACGTCAGATGACGGCTACGTCTACGAGTCCGAAAAGGGCACCAACTTCGACGGCGAGCCTATCTACTCGTTCCTCCGACTGCATTCCAACCATCTTGGAACGCCCGGTCGTGATAAGTCATTCAAACGAATCTTCTTTGAGTCCCGCTCGGAGAATGAGGCGGTACTGACACTGACGTTCGAAATCAACTACGGCGAGAAAACCTTCGATGCGAAGGACATCACTGTAGTCGGCGGCGATAGTGTCTATGACGATGACGACGTTTATGACTCAGCCCGCTACGACAACGTAGACCGCACACGAAGCAAGGCAACCCTCAAGGGGCGCGGCTTCACCATCGCTTTTGTTCTCGATAACGAAAGCAAATTCACTTCTCCATTCCGTTTAACCGGGTACACAGTAGTGTACGAAAACTTAGGTAGAGCAAGGAAATAATGAGCTTTTTCACACGGCTAAAGACGTACCGACCTCGGCGCGTCATTAAGTCTGAGGACCAGAATGCGTTACAGATTGCCCTCGAGGCGTCGTTCGCTAAGATTGGTACTTGGGCAGGCGCTGGTAAATTGGGAGTCTCGACCCCCTTCAGCGTAGGCACCGCCACGGCCTCAGACCATGCCGTGACGAAAGCCCAACTCGATGCTTCACCACAGTCAGCTGTGGCTGCTGCCGCTTCTGCAACGGAGGCGGCTGGCTATGCTAGTACTGCTGAGGACCACCGCGATGACGCGCAAGCAGCTCAGCTGGCTTCCGAAGGTGCGCGGGATGATTCTGAGGCAGCTCAGCTGGCTTCCGAGAATGCCCGGGACGAAGCGCAGGCCGCAGAATCTTCAGCGTCAGACCACAAGGACGCGGCGGCTTTGTCCGCTACATCGGCTCAAGACTCTGCCACTGCTGCGGGCAACCACGTCACTACCGCCCTCGGTCACGCTAACGACGCGGAAGACAGCGCCGATGCTGCTGCTGCCTCTCTATCTGCTGTGCAGACTCTTGAGACTTCAGTAGAGTCACTTCGGGACGACGCGCAGTCCGCACAGGCGGCTTCAGAATCCGCACGGGACGACTCTCAAGCAGCACAGACTGCCGCAGAGTTAGCCCGAGACGAAGCACAGACTGCTGCGTCTGGTATTGGAGCTTTGAGCGGGCTTGATGACGTAACCTTCACCTCACCGGCCAACGGGCACCTTGTCCAGCACAGCGCCGGGGATTGGGTGAACGTCCCGTTGTCCTCCCTGAGCTTTACTCGCAGTCAAATCTCCGACTTCGGCTCCTGGCAACCATTGAGTGCTGTTCTCACAGCAACCACCGCGTCATATACGACTGCGGAGGAAACAAAGCTATCCGGCATTGCGTCCGGAGCACAAGTAAATGCACCTGACGCCTCTACTGTAGAGATGCAGGAGGGCACTGAAACTAATAACCGAAGCATGTCGCCCAAGGACATTGCTGATGCAATCGCCGCGCAGTCAAGCACGGGGGTCGCTACACTTATCAAATACGGAGCAATCTAATGGCCGATACTTTCAAGGAATTGTATTCAGGCACCCTGACTAGCGATGAGCTGGACGGGACGCCTTACACGCTGTTCACAGTGCCTGCGGATACTCAGTATTTAATCACAGGCGTTGAAGTAAAAGCAGGCGGTTTTACTGACACCCTGACCGCAACTAACGGGGATTTCCCTGTAGGAAACTTCGCCGGAGGTCTTGAAGGCCGTTACTTCTTGAAGGAAGGTCAGTCTATCGAAGTCGAGTCTCCCGACTTCCCGATTACCTACGCCCACTACCGGGCGGCGTACGCTCATGCGAATGAGGAGACGTGCCAGGAAACCGTACTAGTGGTAAACGGGGAGATTGCCTCTCAGACTTCGGACTACGAAGACATAAACTATAGCGGCATGTTGTACGCGACTGGCTACCAGTACAACTATTCGTTCTATGAATCCGGTCAGATCAAATTTCAGCACCAGCACGACAACCACTCCGTCAATAACATCAAGTGCTATGCGGATGGCACTCCGGGCACGGCCATCGACGTCACTACCACAGCTTACCAAGCCAAGGAAATCAGCGCTGATGGGAACACTGCATTCTATACCAAGGTTGAAGACGGCACTATCCATCTCTATAAGTACACCATAGCTGGCGGCGAAGAGCTGGTGGCAGATACTGGATTCACCGCAGCCTTCAGTTCATACAGCAGGAGCTACCTGCAGAACGACTGGTTGTTCTTTTACCTGTCATCCGGAGCGTCCGCCGCTAATCGTGAGGCGGTCCACGCCATCAACACGCTGAACGGAGCGCACGTTCAATTCGACAGCTTGACCAACTTCGCTCAAGGCGCGAACGGAGACTTGTGGGTGTCTTACGACGAGGCGTCCGATAAGTTCTATATCTACAGGTCCAACAGCGGTGCGGACCTATACCTCACAATCCCAAGCGTCACTAAGGTAACTATGGACGGCTGGGCCGGAGGCACTACTCGGGATTTAAGCAGTCACAGTTACGACGGGATGAAAGACCTGACGTCGGTGGCGACAAATTGGGACAGCACGTTCACCACCCAACGCCGTCGCGGCTCCTTGTCGGAAGGGTATAAGACCTACTACATGCTCTCTTCAGGTAACTTTAACAAAGTATATGAGTTGGATTTTGACGCTGAAACCGAAACAGAAGTTCTGGAGCTGGACTACTCTGCCCGCACGGAGCCACCTGCTGCGGCGCACTTCTACTTCGACTACTGGATTCCAAACTCCACTGAAATCGCGGAGACCGACTACGGCGTAGACCACTCAATAACCCTCCGAGTAACCGGAATTGAAATCACATAGGAGCCATCATGTTAAAACCTGCTAAAGGAAACGCCCCCGGCCGGACAGTTGTGGTTAACTTCCAGAGTACGCCGGGAACGGTGCGGTACACTGTACCTGCCGGAAGGACGTTGGAGGCCTTCTTCATTCAAAATGCGTCAAACGCTGTATGCAAGATTGACGGCGCTGCCTTCGATATAGG